GAACGAACCTGCTGCCGCAGTTGTGCCACCTATTGCAGGAGGAGAAGCTAGGTAAGTGCTAAACCCCGTGCCTGACACCGTGCTAGAGGCCGACAACGTGGTAAACGCACCCGTGCTAGCAGTAGTAACACCCACAGTTGTACCGTCAATACTGCCACCAGTGATGACTGCATTGCTTGTAGTGACGTTACCCGTGAAGGTAGAGCCTGTTAGGGTTAACCCTGTAACAGTGGTGGTGGTGTTACCCAGATAAATGTTAGTGCTACCCAGCGTGATAGCAGTAGCAAAGTTAGAGTCCAGTTGCGACAGGGGAATTGAATTCGTTGCGGTAGCAAAGGTATACGGTACAGACATGTTAGAACCTCACTCTTAATTCATGTTCAAACTCAAACGTGTTCACTGTGAACGGTGACGAGTTTGCAGTCAATGTTAAACCCAAGTATTTACCATACTGCTGTGCATCTGACTTGTACAGCGCATATCCAGAACTAAACACCCAAGCAATAGTCGCACTGCTGTTATTAGTCCAGCCTATTGTGCTACCAGCGTTGTTCGTCCATGTGACATAGTTGTTTAGCGTGTACGGAGGGCTGCTTGCACTCTCACTGTCCACCGTTACGATCAAACTGGTGGCGTTAGTCACCGTTGCTTCAATAGCAAACTTCAGTGCTTGCTTGGTACGGATGGCATCCGACATCGGTTGCAGTGCAGTCTGAACGTACATAGGCACATTTACAGACTGTGAGGCATACAACTGGTACAAGTTAGTGCCATCTGTGCCGTACAAGTTAATCTTGCCTTGATACGGAGCAGAAGTGACGTTTGTCAGGCTACCCTGAGACGACAAAAACCATTTTTTTTCAAAAAACACTGCTTGTATAAAGCGAGGTGAGCTTGAGTAGCCCTGACCACCCGTGTACCAGAAGTTAAAAGCCGCACACAGCAAGTTGTTGATAATGACTTGCCCACCTGACACTTTGTAGTTGGTGAAGTCTATATACGGGAAGATGTTGTCTAGCGGATCTGAGATTTTTGACGTTGTAGACCCCACAAGAGAGTACACACCGTAGTTATTCATCAGCAAAACAGACCGGAAATACGGGAAAACAGCGTAAGAAAGCTGTGTACCAATACTTGCAGACACGTTTGTGTTCGTAAACACAGTTGTACCCGTGCTCGTCACCTGCAAGTTGGAAAACACGTTAATACTGTCTGGCCCAAAGATATACAGGAAGTTGTTGGCAGACAATAGACTGTTGATATTGCCCGTCAGCGTCGAGTCAGTAAGCGTCAGCGACCCCGCAGACACAGATGTAAAGTCTGAAAAAGATACAGACGAGGAATACGTGACTGTACGACCCTGTGCAACCCAAACACGACCAGAAAATGAGGCCACATCTACTATAGGATTGCTGTTTAGCACCACCACACCAGTCGCGTTAGCCCCCTGACCTTGGGCAAAGCTAATAGTAGGGGGGGTTGTGTACCCGCTACCAGGGTTAGTCATGATGACTTGAGTAACTGCACCCCCCGACACGATGGCTGTAGCGGCAGCATTAGACCCGTTACCCCCCGTAATCGTTACTGGGAAAGATCCGTTAGCCCCGTAACCCGCCCCACCACCCGTCACTGCAATTGCTACAGTGCCCGTCTTAAAGGTAGACAACTGGCAGATAGCAGTAGCAGCCGTGCCATTGCTGGCTGTGATGGTGGTAGCACTCACTGTCTGAGATACGCTGACCACCCAGCTAGAACCTGAGCCGCTGACAATGGTTGTACCAGCAGTAACGCCTGTGCCTGACAGGGTTGCACCGACCTGCATAGCCCCTGTAGAGGTGCTGTTGATGGTCAGTGTTGTGCCAGAAATGCTGCAATTCCCTGTAAAAACAACAGGTTGCGCCATTGTGATAGTCGGCGGGGAAGTATACCCACTGCCACCGTTGGTGATGGTAATCGTGTTGACCGTACCAGTGTTCAGCACCGCAGTAGCGTTAGCACCAGAACCCACACCAGAGATTGTGATGGTGGGTGGAGACAAGTAGCCTGATCCTGGGTTAGACAGCGTGATAGCGACAACAGCGTTAGCTTGAATGGTGGCATACGCTACAGCCTGCACACCCCCTGAAACAGTAGGTGCAGAGATGGTGACAGACGGTACAGACGTGTATCCTGAGCCACCAGAGCTAAGCGTGATGTAAGAAATGCCGCTAGCGCCTGTTGTGATGGTGGATACAGCGGTAGCTTGCACACCACCAGTCTGATTAGGGGCGCTGATAGTGACTGTAGGGGCTGTAATGTAGCCAGCACCAGGGTTTGTGATGCCGATAACGCCTACAGAGCCTATAGAGACCAGATTAGCCCCATCCCAAGAGAACAACCCGTTATTGGGGTCTCCTATCAGGGCATATTGGTTGTTAAACTGGGTTGCAGTAACACCTGAGCTGCTAAATGTCCCAGCAGCAGCGACGTTACCCGTTGTGCCAGCAGGAGTGCAATACTGTGCAGCCCCGTTAGCCTCGGCAGCAAATATGTACTCGGTGTTGTTAATGTTGAACGAGGTCAGATAGCTAACTGTGTTGCTAAAAGCACTCGTCTTGATAGTCGTCTGACCTGGTACAACCCGCAAATTACCGTAGCCTACAGGTTGGACGTTCTCAATCCACGAGAACTCCTCTGTTTCGATAGCTGTACGGTTGGCCTTGGTGTTTAGACCTTTAAAGCTCTTAATGACAGCATAGGACTTTTTTTGTTCTGATGCTGCCATGTTTAGAAGTAAGAGTAAGCGTCAGGGATACGTCGCGTGAATACAGAGTTCAACACAGCTTGGATGTGTTTGATGTACTCTTGCTTGTAAATCTCGGCCTCCCCGTAGCTTTGCTCCTTGTATTTTGCCTTGTATGCGGCATAGAACACTACAGGAGTCGTATACGGGTCGTTTATAGGGTCTACAGCACTTGGATTAGACAAAGTAAGAGGTGTAGGCAGCAAAGTGGTGTCCACTTCGATGTAATAGGCTTGATCCGGCACAGGAGAGATGTAAAGCGTCTGCTGACCGTATGTTGAAAAGCAAACAGGGCGTCCAACATAGTTTTGCCAGTAACGGAGCTGTGCGTTGAACTCAGTCCAGTTCAAATTGCGTAGTGGGATGCGTGAATTGCCCCAATACAGCGTCACATTCAGAACATCGAGCGTTTGTGTGCCCGAGGGGAGACTTGCGTACTGAATTTGCTCAGCAGGCTGAACATACTTAAGGGTAGCAGTACCGTCTGCAAAAGCAGTTGCTGGGGGAAACACGTTGTTTTGAGTTGGGTAAGCTGGCGCTGTAGAGCCAGATGTTCCCGACGTTTGGTACTGATAGATAAATACATTGTTGAATACGTATTGACCCGCAGTAACAGCCGTGTTTGCGACCCAGGCGGTTGCAGGAGTTTGGTTGGTAGAGTTGCCTGCGTACGGATTGTAGGCAGCGATAGGAGTAGAGAGTGGTTGACCCACACCTGCGCCTTGAAGTGTTCTTAGACAGCCAGTGTCACGACATACACGCTGACGAGCGTCGTTAATGTCGTTTGTTAACTCTTGTTGAGTCCAAAAGTTATTGTTCTGATCGTGCAGGATTGTCTGCAAGTCAGTAAGGTAGGACGACAGAGTTGCCATGTATTACTCATTTTATGCTGCACGACGAGAGACTTTTCCCCCGCTCCGGCCTTCACCGGATTGGGGTACTAACTCTACCACCGAGGGTAACGAGTGGTTCTGCTTGGGAAGCTCAGACGCAACTTCAAATTGCGCCAGCATCTCCAGTCCTTTTTTGAGTTCTGCCCGAGACTGAATCCAACCTAGACGAGCTAGCTTTTCTTCTTTCTCTTTGTCTGTCATACCGACACCAAAAATATGACGAGCAATCTCAAACGGCAACTCTACAGTTGTGTCCTTTTTAAACTCGTACATGACACCGTTCCAACCATCGGTCAGTTCAATGTCGCTTTTATTGGTGACGTAAACATTAGGCATTAGAAGTTCACTGTATCGCCGTAAACACGAATGTCAACAGTTGCGTTAGCAACAGCAGTGTTGACCTTCACGAAAAGGGCTTGTGTAATGTTGCCCGTTAAGGCGGTGGTTGTGCTGTAAGGAGACGCGATTGT